GCTGCGCGGGCATCTGCAATTGGCCCCGGCGGGCACCAGCGAGCGGATCGACGAGATTCGCAAGCTGGTCGAGGCCGGAATATTGCGCGCGGTGTCGGTTGGTTTTGTGCCCATCGAGAAAAAAACAATGGACTCCAAGGCCGACGATTTTTTCGGCCCGTTCAAATACCTGAAACAGGAACTGGTCGAGACCTCGCTGGTTTCGATCCCGGCCAACCCGAACGCCTTGGCTATCGCCAAGAGCCTGAAAGTTTCGGACGACACGATCCGCATGGTGTTCGCCAAGCACGGCGACAAAGACACCGCGCGGCAACGGCAAGCACGCCTGACATCACGCACATCACAAGGCAAACCCATGTCGACGCTTGCACAACGAGTTAAAGACGCCGAACAACGCTTGCTCGCCGCGCGCGACAAGCTGTCGGCCAATCTGGAGAAATCCGACGACAGCAACGTGACCGAGGCCGACCTTGAGGCCCGGCAAACGATCAATAGCGAAATCGTCCTTTGCGAGCGCACGCTCGATTCGCTGCGCGAATCCGAGCGGCACCTCGGCAGCGTCAGCGAGGACGGCGGGCGCACCGTGGCGACACGCTCGTCGGTCCCGGCGGTGATCAGCGGCAGCACCGCTTTCACACAACCGGCTCGCCCGTTTAGCGTCGCCGCGAAAAAGCTGACGCCGCTGGATTTCTTTGTGCGCGCCGGTGCAATTCAATTGGTGGCGCATCGCGAGCGCAAGCAGCTCGACGACGTTCGCCGCGCCGTCTATGGCGACGACGAGGCGACCCGGGCGGTGCTGGAATGGCAGACCAAGGCCGCCAGCGCGGTAGCAACGACCACGCTGGTCGGATGGGCCGCCGAGCTGGTGCAACAGATCGTCGGCGACTTCATGTCGACGCTGTCGCCGAAAAGTGTGTTTCCGCGCTTGTCGGGCGCGGGGCTGTCGCTGACGTTTGGCCGCAACGGCAAGATCGTCATCCCGACCCGCGCGCGCACGCCAACCATCGCGGGCTCGTTCGTCGGTGAAGGTCTGCCGATCCCGGTGCGTCAAGGCTTGTTCACCTCGCAAACTCTCACGCCAAAAAAAATGGGCGTGATCACGACATGGACTCGCGAGATCGACGAGCATTCGGTGCCCGCCATCGAGGGCTTGCTGCGCGACGCGATCCAGATGGACACCGCCGTTTCGCTTGATGCGGTGTTGCTCGACGCCAACGCTGCAACGACGGTGCGCCCGCCCGGCATCCTTAACGGTGTGTCCGGTCTGACGCCAACCGCTGGCGGCGGCTTCAATGCGCTGGTCGGTGACATCAAACAACTCACCAACGCCTTGTTAACCGGCACGCTCGGCAACATCCGCAGCCCGGTGTGGTTGATGAACCCGGCACAGGTCAACAGCATCGGCCTTGTCGCGGCCCCGGGCGCGGGCGTGTTTCCGTTCCGCGATGAGATCGGTCGCGGCACGCTCGGCGGTTGGCCGGTGATCGATTCCGGCACGGTGCCGATCAACACCGTGATCGTGGTCGACGCTGCCGACTTCGTCAGCGTGTCCGGTGATGCGCCGCGCTTTGAGATCAGCGATCAAGCGACGCTGCACATGGAGGACACCGCGCCGACCGACATCAGCACGACGGGCACGCCAGCGGTTGTCGCGTTCCCGACCAAGAGCATGTTCCAGACCGACAGCATGGCGCTTCGCCTGATCCTGCCGGTCAATTGGTGTCTGCGCCGCACGGGTGTCGTGGCGTGGGTAGCCGGAGTCACATGGTAAGGTTGTTTTGTCATATCTAATGGCGTAGGGTGCCTCCGCTGCAATCCAGCGGAGGCACTTATGTCAAATACACTTGTCGTCAAACGCGGTGATCGCTTTGGGCAACTAACAGTTATTCGGGAAGTGGGAGAGGCAGAGCGATTATATGGGAGGCGAACACTTAAGCTGAGATGCGACTGTGGCGAGACAACTATTGTGGTTTTGTCATCGCTCAGACTTGCCCGTGGAGCTACTCAATCTTGTGGTTGTTTGGCGCGGGCTAATGCCGTGACACATGGATTATCACACTCCCCGACGATGCGCGTTTGGTGGGGGATGCTTCAACGTTGCAACAACCCGAAAGCCATATCGTATCCACTGTATGGCGCGCGCGGTATCAAGGTTTGCAAACGCTGGCATAAATTTGAAAATTTTGTTGCGGATTTAGGCGTGCGGCCAAGCCTCGGTCATACGCTTAATCGCATTGACAACGATGGTCACTATGAATTTGGAAATGCCGTTTGGACTGACGATAAGCAAGAACAGGTCCGCAATCGTCGTAAAAAGAAAAATGCAACTAGTCGGTTTTATGGTGTGAGTTGGCACAAGCATCGCAAGGCTTGGCAAGCGCGAATTTGCATCAGCACAACAGAGCGACGTTCGTTGGGTTATTTCGATGACGAGAAAGAGGCGGCACGCGCCTATGACGCAGTTGCTCGACAATACAAAGGTGTTCGCTTTAATTTTCCCTCAAACAAGGAGAGACGCACATGACCGATACCGAAGCCAAGGCCGACGCCGCGGCCAAGCAACGCACCGACGACCAGAAGAAACACGCCGAGGACGTCAAGAAACGGCTCGGCGAGGAACAGCAAGCCCGCGAAAAGGCGAGCGAGAAACACGCCAAGATGGTGAGCGACACCAAGCCGACGCCGACTCAACTTGAGAATGATATGGCTGCTTCCGGTGTCTACCTGGCCGAACATGAAGCGGACGGCTCGCCGCCGGATGCGCACGTTCCGCCCGACGCATACGGGACGCCGCAAAACAAAAAGCTGGAGGCCGACAAGTCGAGCGGCGGCTATCAGACCAGGGCCGCGACGCCGAAAGCATGACGGTTCGCGGTTTTCTCACACGCGTTGCGGGCCAGCTCGTCGGCAAAGCCACCGAGGGCGAATGGCGGTCTGGCCCGTACTATCTGCCGGTGACCGGCGGTTGGCTGCCCGACGGCGCGCCGGATAATTGGTGGCAGCTCGGCATGACGCCCGCGACCGGTGGCCAAGGCGCGATGGTCGAGGCTTGCGTGTCGGCCTATTCGCAAACCGTGGCGATGTGCCCCGGCGATCACTGGCGCTTGCAGGATAACGGCGGGCGCGAACGGGTCACGACCTCGGCGCTGTCGCGGATATTGCGGCGGCCCAACGATTATCAATCGATCTCGGATTTTTTGCTCAACGCAACGCGCGGGCTTTACCTGACCGGCAACGCTTACGCGCTGGCGCTGCGCAACGACCGCTACGAGGTCGACGAGCTGCACCTGATGAATCCCGATCTGTGCTATCCGCGCGTCGCCTATGATGGTGAAATTTTCTACGCGCTCGGCGGCAACGACGTGCTGGCGCGCCGCCTCGGCACACTCGAGCAATTGATCGTGCCGATGCGCGACGTGCTGCATATCCGCTTGCACATCGTGCGCAGCCGATTCCCGACGCCGCTGGTCGGCGAGTCGCCAATCGTCGCCGCCTATAACGACATCGCGGTCAGCGGGGCCATCGCCGCACAACAGGCAAATTTCTATCGCAACGAGGCGCGCCCGAGCGCCGTGTTGCAAACCGATCTGGTCCTCGACAAGGATCAGGTTGCCAAGGTGCGCGACGCCTGGAACGACCAAGCCAAGGGGATGAACCGTGGCGGCACGCCGATCCTGACAGCGGGCCTCAAGGTCACGCCGTGGGCAGTAGCGGGCAAGGACGCCGCCACCGCCGAGATGTTGAAGCTATCGAACGAGGCCATCGCGCTGGCGTTCCGCATCCCGATGCCGATCCTCGGGCTCAACACCGGCGCGGTCAATTCGACCGAAAGCCTGATGCAGCAATGGAAAGCCTCGGGCTTGGGCTTTGCGCTCAACCACATCGAGGAAGCGTTTGGCTTGCTGTTCGATCTGCGCGGCCAGCCCGAGGAATATATCGAGTTTGATACGGCGGCGCTGTTGCGCTCGGCGTTCAAGGATCGCATCGAGGGCCTGGCGCGCGCGGTGCAAGGCGGCATCTACGCGCCTGACGAGGCCCGTGCGCTGGAGGGTTACGCCAAGGTGCCGGGCGGCTACGGCAAAGAGCCGAGAGTGCAGCAACAGGTCGTGCCGCTGTCGGCGGCGGAAAATATACCCGCAGCGCCGGGGCCCGGCGCGCCACCGCCCGCGCCGCCAGTGGGCGGCGCATCACCGCCCAAGGCCGAGCAACCGAAACAACAGGGCTTGACCGATGCAGACCGAAATCGAATCCGCCGCCAGATCAGAGCTGCACACCGAATCAATCGGCTCGCTGGCTGATCTGGTCGTCGAGGAAATCGCGGCGGCGGCGGGTCAGGCCGAACGCGAGCGCGATTTGTTGCTCGGCAAGCAATTGGCCGAACACGCTTTGCGGCTGATGCAATTGGAAACCGCCGTGCGCAACCGGCTGGCCGAGCTGCGCGACGGCGAGAAAGGCGAACCCGGTGAAAAAGGCGAAAAAGGCGACCAAGGCGAAACGGGCCAAGCTGGTCAAGGCGGCGCGAAAGGCGATCAAGGTGATAAGGGCGATACGGGCGAAGCGGGGCAAGCGATCCCCGGCCCCGCTGGCCGCGACGGAATAGACGGCAAGGACGGCGCGCCGGGCGACCGCGGCGAGCGCGGTCTGCCCGGCGATCCCGGCGTCGATGGCCGCACGCTGTTTAATATCCGCGACACCTACGACATCGCCGAAAAATACCTGATGGGCGACGTGGTGACGCTCAACGCGAGCTGGTTTGTCGCCCGCAAGGACGAGCCGGGCCCGTGCCCGGGTCCAGATTGGAAGGCGGGCCCGAGCGGTCGCAAGGGCGAGCCCGGCCCGCGCGGCCCGCGCGGCGAGACGGGCCCGGTGATCGCCGCTTGGGATATCGACCGCAAGCGGTTCACGGCGTCGCCGGTGTTGACCGACGGCAGCAAGGGGCCGCCGCTCAATCTGCGCGAGCTGTTTGAACAGTTTCAGGCCGAGGCAGGTTGATGCAATCCAATATCGTCGTCGTCACGCCAGCGGTGTCGATCGATCTGATCACAATCGACGAGCTGAAACGCGCGCTCAACCTGACCAGCACTGTCCAAGACGCCATGCTTGCCGACATCATCACGCGGGTGTCGGCAGAGGTCGCGGCCTATTGTAATAACCGGGTGTTTGGTTTTGAGACGGTGGTCGAGACGTTCACCGAGATTTCAGCCGAGACGCGGCGGCTGTTCCTGGCGCGCTATCCGATCCCGGTTGATGCCAACGGCATCATCTCGATCAGCATCAACGGCGCGGTGCAAACCTATCCCGGCGGCATGTTGCTCGACTCGCTGTGGGGCAAGCTGACCTTGCCCAACGGCAGCGCGTTTACCGAGCAAACCGTTATTGAATTTTCCGGCGGCTACAACTTGCCAGACGAGGCCCCGCCCGCGCTGAAACAGGCCGCCGTGATGCTGATGCGTGAGGCTTACTATTCAACGGTGCGCGGCGACGCCACGGTGCGCATGATCGCGCACAAGGAAAGCCGCATCATTTATTTCGATCCAAACATATTGGCCAAAGCCAGCGGCGGCGGCACCCACGGCACACCGGCACAACGCGCCGTCGCCGACCTGTTGTCGCATTTCACGCGGTACGAGGTCTAGGTGGCCGAGCGGTCACTTAATATCACGATCAGCCCGTCGCTTGAGGACATCACAAAATGGCTGACCAAGGCGTTGTTGAAAGACCTTGAGGGATTGCATCCCGACGAGGTGGTTATTCTCAAGGGCCAGCGCAAACGCTGGCGGCACAAATACAGCGATGACGATCTGGTCAACATCGTCACCGCGCACGACCAGGACGTTTGCAAGGCGTGCCTCGAAATGGCGCAGCATAGTCCCTACCGGTACGGCGACGCTAAAAAACAATTGCCGCACCATCCCGGCTGCCGCTGCCAGATCGCCTCGCTGCGCGTCCACGATGCCGGTTATCTGCGCCAGCCGACGTTTAAGAAAGTGCGCAAGTATGTGCGCACCGCGCTGCAAGAGTCGGTGAAGCACAAAGGCAAGCGCGTGCCGCAGCGCGCCGCCACCATCACGCGGTTGCGCCGCAAGCGTCGGCGGTTCGTCGCGCCGAGCGGTTATCGCTCGGTCAGCGTCTATAAACGCAAGGGCAAATGATGCCGATCAATTTTTCCGATCAGGTCTATCTG